TTCGTCGCAAGCACTTTCAAAAGTATCTGGAAGGTTACAATCGTGCTCTTAGCAGCAGAGATGCTGAAAAGTATGTGGACGGCGAAGACGAAGTGATTGACTTTGAAACCATCATCAATGAAGTGGCTCTGTTGCGTAACCGTTGGCTGGGTATCATGAAAGCACTAGAAAGCAAGAACTTCATGCTGGGCCACCTGGTTAAGTTGAAATGTGCAGGAATGGAAGATTTTAATGTTTAAACTTGCACCTATCTCCGTGATATCTTGAGTAGTTGGGCTTGTCGACATTTTTAGAACAATGCGGGCAAGTTAATCGAATGTTTTGCCTGTTTGATTTTTGTTTTTCTCTTAGCAGTTGAATTGTTGAATCTTTATGAGTTTGATTAAAAAACCCATTTTTGTCTCCAACATTACCAAATTTTTCTTTACGTTCAGACTGAGTCAATAATGACATCTGAGTGGCTAGGGACCTGGAAATCCGTTTTCGGGTTTCCATAGATGGAGTAACGCCGCGATTCCATGCGGGCTTATTAGTCTTTTTACCAATTTTTGAGTTAGCTATTTTTTGTCGAATCAGTTTTGCTTTTTCAGCACCGTGCTCATTCTCTAATGTGAGCCCTTTTTTTCGATTACTTTTTACTAGTTTTGCGTCAGGAGATCGGGCCCAGTTTAAATCGCCAGTTGGCCACCCAGTTGACTTATTATTAAAATTCATGTTATTTGGGTCATCAATAAACTGGTTAATAAATTGTTCTTCAAGCAATTTAAGGTCTGATTCAGAATCTGCAAACGCAAGAATCTCTCTAGTAAGTGATGATTTATCACTGATCGATCTGACCCATTTGCCGGACCCCATATAACCATCATCTAATATGTTAGTTGAATGACGTCCTATATAGTATTTTCCACTGGAGGTAAAAGTCTTGTAAATAATGTAATGCATATATTTATTTATCAATTCACGGTAAGAACTGCTGACATGGAAGATATTCAAGTGTGACCATTGATGCGTGATACATAATAGTATGAAACGCACAGCATTTGTAACAGGCATGACCGGCCAAGACGGTCCATATCTCGCTAGACTCCTAGTTGAAAAAGGCTATCATGTTTATGGCCTTGTCAAGCGATACTCTAATCCCAATTTAGACAACATCAAGTGGTTGGGCATTGAGAATGACATCGAGTTGATCACCGGTGATATTACCGATGAAAACAACATGAATCATCTCATGCAAACGCTCAAACCCAATGAAGTGTACAACTTGGCTGCACAAAGTTTTGTTGGTGCTTCGTGGGATCTTAACAAACTCACCACAGAAGTAAACTCCATAGGTGTGCTGAACTTGCTCAACGCTATCCGTAGCCACAGCCCCAACACACATTTTTATCAAGCCAGTACCTCTGAGATGTTTGGCAATGCTACAGAAGCAGGCTCTCAAGGTGAACTCACTCCGTTCCGCCCAAGATCACCATACGGTGTAAGCAAGTTGTACAGCCACTGGATGACCATAAACTTTCGCGAAAGCTATAGCCTGTACACCTGCTCCGGCATCTTGTTCAACCACGAAAGTCCTCTTAGAGGTCGTGAATTTGTCACACGCAAAGTTACCGACGCAGTAGCCAGAATCAAACTGGGCCTAGCAGATTCAGTCACTCTGGGCAATCTTGACAGTAAACGTGATTGGGGATTTGCCGGAGACTTTGTGGAAGCCATGTGGTTGATGCTACAACAACCCCAAGCCAGAGATTATGTAATTGCCACTGGAGAACAACACAGTATTGGTGAGTTGTGTCATGTGGCGTTTGAACATGTGGGAATAACTGACTGGGCTCATCTAGTAAAAAGTGATCCTAGATTTAAACGTCCCGCCGAACTTTATAGCCTACTGGGCGACAGCAGCAGAGCAGCAGTAGAACTAGGATGGAAACCACGTACCAATTTTACAACCATGATTCGTGACATGGTTGATGCTGATCTAGCTAGGCTTCAGCCTGGAAAGTAATCTTCCAAGCGGTCCGCCCGATGCTATTTCACCCAGGGTCCACTCTGTGTGACATAGATCTTCAAGCCACTGTGCTCGTTCGGGCATGCGTGGCTTTTCTATGTTTGCAAAATCTGTGTTGGCCACTGGCAATGCCATGCTGTGTGCTCCAACAAATGCAGGCACGCCATCAATAATGGCTTGACTACCGGGACCAGAATTTTCATTGATCACTGCCCAGGCAGCGGGCAACATGGTCCTAAAATTGAACTCATCGTAGGTGCCATGCAACTTGACAGGTTGTTGTATTCTGGTGCCTGATCTGGGTCGAATTTTTTGTCTTGGATGCGGACGTATGACGATTGGCCTATCAGTGTGTGCTCGTAGACTGGCAATAGTTTGATCCAGCCATTGCTCACCGGGTGGTAATCCTGCCCATTGTTGGCTATCGTCTCGTTGCATGGCCACAACAACATGATCGCCTTGATGCCAGGGCTGTAGTCTCACCGACAACTTGGCTGCACGGTTGCTTTCACAACCTTCGCCAAACCATCCGGATGCATTTACGCCATTCATGCCCATCTTCCAGGTCACACCACGATTCAACTGTCCAATTTCCATTATTATCACAGGCCGGCCTGAACAAGAAAATTCTTGCCATACAGCTTGATTTGCCAGCATCCGTCCAGACCACAAGTGGCTCCAGATTACTGCAACGTCAGCACTTGCGTCATGTTCTGACACACGGATACAATGACGTTTGCAGCCATCGCGGAATGCTGCAAACACAGGCCCAGAATTAAGGGCGCCAAAGCGATTAAATATACTGATGTTCATGATATGGTATTAAATAGTTATTGAACAAACACCATGTATAAAATAAATTCTCTCTGGCACAGCCCCGAACCTCCCAATGGATTCTTTAGTGAACGACTATCTGAACATGTAGATATACACTATCAACAACGGTATCGTTACTATATATTCCAAAATATTCCACGCAAACGCACCATGATCGACATTGGTGCCAATATTGGTATCTTTGCCAGACCCAGTGCTGAACAGTTTGAACGTGTGATTTGTTTTGAACCAGTATTCAAAAACTTTGAAGTCTTGCAAAAAAATCTAGAAAGTTATCTCAATGTAGAATTACATAACCTAGGACTCAGCGACAAAGATCAAACAGTCACCTTTGAATTACAAACTCTTAAATGCGGACATACCAAACAAGTTGAAGAATTTGTTGCTAACTCTGAGTTTGAAAAACACACCGGAGTACTGACCACTCTGGATCGATTTAATTTTGAATCAGTTGACTGGATCAAGATAGATGTTGAAGGCTTCGAAAATGCAGTGTTGGAAGGAAGTCGCGCCACTATACAACGCAATAGACCCTGGCTGCTGATAGAAGACAACGGACAACAAGAATATCACAGGCAATGGTTAAACGACTTGTGTGGACCATATGAAGCAGCAGCAGTCAAGAGCAAGAGCAACACAATATGGATACCATCATGAAGCATTTACCCTATGAACGACAAGGTTTTAGTCAAAATGACGAGACTGGAATAATTGAATACATGTTGACAGGAATGGCCAATCCCAAACAAACTTTTGTGGAGATTGGGTTTGGCGACGGAACACAAAATATGACCTTAGACTTGCTGCATCAAGGGTATTCGGGTGTTGGCATAGATGGCTGGGACTGGGACGTATCCGTAACTGAAAGATGGCCAGATCAGTTGATCAAAATACAGCAAATGATTTCCCCTGGAGATGTTGCACAATACATACCCGAACAATATTGGCAACCAGACTTTTTTAGTCTAGATATTGACAGCTTTGATTATGAAGTAGCGTCAACACTATTGCACTCGGGATTCCGCCCTGCCACAGTATGTTGTGAAATCAACAAGCACTTTGGCAACGACTGGGCTAGTTTTCCCTACGTTGAAAACCCAGTAAAAAAAGTCACATACAACAGAAAATTTCATTATGGCTGTTCATTGTCAAAGTACAAAGATCTGTGGTCACAGTATGGCTATGAGTTTTTTACATTTGATACCAGAGCAGTAAATGCATTTTGGTTCCACCCCGACCAAGTCAGTATAGACCTAACTGTTCCTAGAAATCACGCACTTGATGAGATAGATACTGCTGTTATAAAACAACAAATTGCCGATCATCAGTACTGGAACAACAAACAAAACGAAATTTATCAAACCACATGAAATACGCAGTACTAACAACATTCCATGCTGCTGGCTATGAAAAATATGCCAGCCGCATGATTGATACATTTTTGCAAAATTGGCCTCAAGAAGTTGACCTGTATGTTTACACAGAAGATTGTGCTATCACACAATCAGCACCCAATTTGCATGTGAGAGACCTACATGCAGCGAGCCCAGAAATTGTGGCATTCAAGCAACGCTGGGGATCAGACCCTAGAGCACGTGGTCAAGTGGCCACAGGGCCTGTGGATCGCAAAGGCAAAGCACCTGGCATTGGATTTCGCTGGGACGCCATACGATTCAGTCACAAGGCATATTCTGTTAGCCATTGTGCTG